TAGATGCCACACCGAAGTTTGTGTCCCATTTGTTTTTGCCTGTAAAGTGAGAATTAAGCCGTACGCCGTGTGAAGAGAGCCATGTTCGTAGTTCTTCATCAAGGGAGTAGGCTTTTTGGTGGGCGTTGATTTCAACGCGGAACTCTTGCGGTCTGTACCGAAGCGTAAAATCTTCAATGGCTTGCCTAATCTTTTGTGGCGTAGGGTCTGGCATGTTCAAACATTCTAGAACATAAATCTTTCCATCGGTCCTGTTATAGGTGATAGCCACAAATGCAGCGTTACCCGCCATAGCGGGGTCAAAGCCCACAATAGTGTAACCCTCAACCTGAGGTGGATGTCCTGTAGCGCCTGGCTTTAATGGACCACGCTTACGCATACCATTGATAGAACCTTGCACCAGTTCAGGTGGAAAGATAGAGTCTTCAGTTACATCTTCTTGTTGATAAACAAGCGCCCATGTTGCTGGGGTTACTTCGCTTCTACGCTTAAAAAGCGTTTCGCCATCCCACTTAGGGTATAACCCTTCTTCATCAGGTGGGGTATCTTCATCCCCATCCCAGGGTGTATCACTTGCAGGCCAGAGAGTTGTCCAGTCTTCTGGCTTATCGCTATAGTCAAGAACTGCTGGCATACCCATGTATGTGAAAGGTGACTTGCCACCAGACCAATGCTTAGGGTCACGGAGTTCTTTATAAAAATCAGATGGCGCGATACGGGTACCTACCACCAGTAACTTACCGTTCTTGCCCAGACGGGTAATAACTTCTTTTTGCAGCCAGTTAATCTGCTTTTCATGCTCGTGTGCGTTAGAGGTAGTTATACAGTCATCTAGGATAATTAGGTCAGCACGTGCGCCGTAAATCTGACCACCCATACCCAGTGCCTGGATGGTAGGGTCCTTCTCACTTGAGTTTCTCGCATCACTCCCAAGGTAGACCGTGTCAACTCGCCAAGTATCTGAGTCCTCTTTCCAGCCCCCTTCTGGTCCAAAAGTTGTTTGTAACTTTAGCCAGCGCGGGTGGGATAATCTCTGCTTGATTGCGTACACGAACTCGCGTGCTTTAACAAGGGTCTTCGAGACCACAATAATGCGGACGTTCGGATTGAGAGCGATGCGATAAGTTGCGTAGTTAACCGTAATCACGGTTGATTTGGCGTGCTCAGGAGGAACGTTTAGAAGAAGGCGGTTCCGATTGCCTGGCTCGTAAATCATATTGGGGTGCAGCCACGAAGGCTCGCGTCCCTCTAATAGGTCAATCCAATCCATATGATGTGGAAAAACCCGCTGGTCCAAAAACATCTCAGAGAACTGAGGGAAGGTGATATCTTCACGGGCTACGCCCATGGCTTTCAATGAACGCTCTTTAGCGTTTTCCTTTGCCTCGACAAGGGCGGTAGCAAAGGCTGGGTCTCTTAAACACCAGATACGAACAGTGTCTGGCTTTTTGCCATTTTGTTCCATAGCCCTATGCACAGACATACCCTCAGAAACCAGCGCCAAAACTTTGGCTTTAGCCTCTGCCGCCATAGCGGTACGAGGGTTATTAGTCTTCTGAAAAGTCACGTAACTGTCCCATCTGCATATAGTACAGACCAGTTAGTAACGGATAGTAGATACAGTCTGTAACGCAAGTTCCTGAAGAACTTGCTTAGGTAGTAAAAGAAATAGTCTCTATATAGTATTAACCCGTTCAAACAGCCATTCCGAACGGTTCAAAGGCAAAAATCTTTTTACTTAATTAAAACAGTTAAATAACAGCCTAAATAGCGCACAGGGACTGTACGGGAAAATCTTTATGGGAGATACTGTATATAAACTACAGCAGATTTAAACAGTCTAGGGTCAGAGTTATCTGCCCCCAGTACTAACAGAACAGGTATCTATACTGTACAGGGTGATACTGGACTGTAGTCTATCCGCCTCGACCATGTCTCGCCCCAGTTCTGTTTATAATATAACTGCCGATGGCTGGTTAATAAATGAAATCGTTACAGCCCTGGCGATGGCTATGTCTTTAACCCTCGCAGATGCAAGACGTAAACCAATGGTCGTAATCTGTCCTATGCTTTGTGGTCAAGGACGACGCTCCCGCTATGTCGCCCTTGCCCCGCAAATCAAAGGCAGACCAGACGGCGATACAATTCCTTAGAATTGATATCACCGTCTTTTACTCATGACCCCTTGGATTTTATCTCCATCAGCAAAATAGCAAGCCTGCCTCACCATGATTCCCGTCACACCCTGCGGGCATGACAGTAATCACAGTTCAGCCTGTGCTTGCCATTTCAGTCGCGTTGTTCTATGACTGCCTGGCTGGCGTGCTGATGACGGCTCTCGATTTTGAGCATCAGAGGCTTGTCAAGCCAAACCTCTGATAAGCGCGCTCAAAATAGGCTGGCAGGCTAAAGCCTGCGTAGCCATTGCTCGAGCCTGAGATGGATGGGCGTTGCCCTTAAAATTTGGGGGTGGTTGATAAAAGGATAGGAATAAAGAAAATGAAATGTATAGTATGTGATATAGATAACTTAGATAATTGTGACTGCATCTACCGTTTAGAAGAAGTTGGTAATGATGTAGCACAGTATATGTACTACAACTACGTACGAATTATGAAAGGAGAGTGACGCGATGTCTGACGAACTGACTGTATCCAACCCGTGCTACCAGTGCATGATTCAGATGGAACTATGTGTTGACTGCCAAGACCTAAGAGATTCACGGGCGACTAACATCGCCCATGACATGGTAGATGAAGGAAACCTTATCTACCCTGCACAGTGGCACAACATCACTGAGCCAAGTGGTCATGAGTGGATAGCGCCCACCACTTTGGGCACATGGTATGACCCAGAGGCTGAGCGTGAGGAGTTTATGGAACCTATCACCAACCTATCCGATAGGTTCTTTGAACTGGTAGTGGACTTAGGTCCACATGAAACCGTGTGCCAAGACTGCCACATGGTATGCAATAAGCACGCTGTATGTCCAAGTTGTAACTAACAAACCAAGCAGACCTGCTCTGAACAAGTGCAGGAGCAGGTCTGCACAACAACACTACCAACAGAAAAGGAAACAAAATGAACACAGTCACATTCAAGAACAGCGTAATCAAGAATGTTGTTGACCGCAATGGTTTCTACACAGCAACCATCAACGACTATGAACAACTACCAACAGGGCGCATGATTTGCTCTGACTCCACTCGAGTGGTTATCTTCGATGAGAAGGTAATCGCAGAACTTCGAGCACTCAACTGGCTCGATGACCAAACTGCATACATCAACGCAGAGGGTATCGGCAACACTCGATGGGACCGTCGCCCAAACATTGACAACAAAGACCGCAAGCCAGGTCTCAAGCAGGTAGTACTAACTGCAGTTACACAAGCATAAAGACACAGGCAGGTGGGGGCTTCGGCTCTCACCTGCCTTCTCTTTTTTTCTTTCGAGCAGGGCCAGTAACATCAACGGACAGTAGCGAGTTCATTATCTAACCAGAAAGGTAACAAAATGTTATTAGATTCCATGACAATGTTAGCAATCTTGATAGCCTTGACTACAAGTATTGCAGTTATTACACTAGCCATTAGGCAGAACATGTTGTTAATGAAAGAGAATACAAATCTGCGCCGTGCTTTAAGAACGGAAAAGCAGGCGCGTAGTAATTACTATTACATAGACCCAGATGTAGCGAAGGAAGACCTATGGACAACCAAGTAAAGTATGCAATCCATAACTGCCACTCATGTGGCATGGATATTTTAGTAGATGTAAATAGAACCAGCCCACGAAACTACTGCAGCCCATGTGCATGGGCAAAGTTAGGAGAAACAAACTATGTCGTACACAGTTCATGAAATAGCGGACTTAAACGAGTCCATTGACACAGCCATAGCATCAATCAAGAAAGCCAACGCTATCCTTGAAGAGATGATGGCGACTGGACGAATCTATGTGGAAGGAGGAGAAGAATGACACTAACAGCCAAAGAAATATCAGCAATCAAAACTGCAGCATCTGATTATGCAAAGCGATTCTTGGGTCGTAAGTACCATGAAGAATACACGGAACTGTACCAAGCCTACTGCCATAATCGTGGAGTAGATACAAGAAAAACATCTGCATTAATAGATGAAAGATTGTTAGTTAAGGAGTAACAATGGAACTAGAGCGTCCCAATACATGGTGGGCAATAGTTGAGCGTGAAGAAATTGACCAAGACTATGACATCAAAATGACAGATGAGCAGTGGGGTGTGATGGTACACAACCTGAACAAGGCTGCATACAATTCAATAGATGCAATTATTACTGAAATTGTAGATGAGATGCAATGAGCGGCCCATACATACCACCCCAGTGCGCTGACTGCGACCAGTATGCAGATAAGTTCTGCAACAACAGTGGTCTATGTACTACATGCTGCAGCGAATGTTACGAAGGAGAAGAATGTGAATAACTTAAACCCTGATTACTTAGATGTAATGACAACACTCAAGATAGTAAGACTTGTTGCAGGGTACACGCTTGCAGATGTAGAACGCGTGAGCAATGGAGAGTTTACTGTTGCAGCATTAGGTAGTTATGAGCGTAACCATAGACCTATAACAGTTAAAAGATTATTGAAATTGTGTGATGTATATGGCATATCAATTGATGCAGTTATTAGACACAGTATGTATGGAGACCAGATGCATGTAATGCAAAGGAGGAAAGATGGGCTACGAACCACCGCTTGAAGATGACATAGCACTAGACAAAGACATAGAAGATGACAGTGATGTATACACAGAACCAGACAGGATGTGGGGAGATGAATGATGATGCAAGATGTAGCCAATGCGGCACACTATGCGATGTCTGCAACACAGAAGATGATGATGAATGACATATCAATCCTCCCTCTCACACCATTACAGTCCTGGGTCTTCATCATTACAGTTTTCTATATCCTCTACAGATGGGTTGTTAGATGAAAAAACTATTCGCCTTGCTTACAACATGGTATCTAGTGTTCTGGT